TTTATACTTCAATTGTACTTTGATGGGTCCATTTCAATAAATGGAGATTCCGCTGCCAGCGTTACTGCTGGACACCATGCATATGGGTTCCTGAGGTTTATTTCTTCACCAATGCTTGTAGAGTTCGTAGTCGGAATGTTTTTCTATGAGTTATACAAAAACATATCTATCAACACAAGCAAAGGTGTATCTACGTTTATTTTATTGGTTTGCGTTGGATTCTTTGCCACGAATTACTTCAGTGGACATTTCAATGGATTTGGAATGGATAAGGCGGGGGTGATTTCTGCGGTGCTTCTTTTTGGATTTCTTCTCTATGATAAATCAGTTGGTTTTGGTGAGAACAGATTTTTTGGATTCCTTGCTGACGTTTCATTTTCAGTTTATATATCGCACTATCTTTTTATAAATCTGACAAACTTCTATAAACCAGAGTTCTTTATAACCACAAGCGGGATAGGCAGGCTCTGCCTTATGCTTACTATCACGATGTCAGCAGGAACAATCCTTCACTTTTATGTTGAAAGGCCTTTTATTAAAATTGGAAAGAAAATAGAGAAACACTTATTTTCAATTAAAAAAGAGCGAGCGCCAATTTAGAAATACCCCGCCTTACGGCGGGGTTTGCTTGTTTAGAATGAAGTGTTGTCAAACAGGTATGGAGAAGTAGCTCCGGAGCTAGTAACACCATTAGCAACGCCGCGCCAACGTACGTGTTTAACGCTATGGCCCACACCACCGGCCAAAGTAACTGCGCCTGCAGTAGATGAACCATATACAGACACATCGCTAATGGATACGCGGTTGCAGTCAGTATCTACATACACACCTTGGTTACCCCCTCCAACACGGTCAACGTTTTGGAGTGTGCTGCCAAGTATACGGACAAATTCGCTATCTTTAACGTTAATACCATGTAGCCGAGTGTTAAGTGTGTCGCAGTTAATTAATGTTACATTTACCCCTCCCTGAATCTGGAACCCAAACGTCTGAGTGGTGTTCGAATATGTAGTCGAAGCATCAACAGAACAATTGCTAACCTGAATGTTAGTCATTGACGAACCATATGCGACTCGTCCTGAGTTCACTAGGAAGATTCCCACATAAAGAGGGCCATACACATGCACGTTAGAACTTTTAACTTGGTTCAATGATGGTGCAAGACCATTCATTGTATATGTTCCATCTGTTACTAATCGAATGCCGCGGTCGCAGTCAATAGATATACCGTTGCTAATTACATGTCGTCGACAAGCACGATCACCCATGAAAACAGAGTCTTTACAGTTATTGACTCGCCAATCATTAACAATACTTGCATCGCAATACTGCATGTCTATCCCGTTATCCGCAAAGTCAGAAACGGTAACTCCAAGAATTTGTAAATTATCTTGAAAGCTTGCAGAAATACCTTGCGCATCTGTAAATGTTGGATGAGTACGACCCGAGCCACGAATAATAACATTACTCAAGCGGTTATTGCTTGCACGAGCTATACCGGAAATATTAAGATCATTACGGAAATAGATACCCCAATTACAGTTAGTAGCAATGATGCCGTCAACCTCGAAGTTGCTAACTCCGTCAAACCCCATAGTCGCACGACCATTAGCGATACCAGTGTTACCACACTGAATAAATCTTATATTTTTAACAGAACCATATGAGGCATAAAGGTTATTTGTATAATCTCCGCTCACATAAATACCCTGTGAGCCAGTGTAGCTAATGGTACAGTCATGAATCTTACCGCTACGGGCATTGGCACCTTCCCAAAGGTAACCAACAGCAGTTGTGCTGCCACTACCATCGAGGTTAACTCCGTACAATTCATGGGGTGCATTCTTTATACGCATCATAGGTTGAGCGTATCCAGCCGGTAAGACCTTTAAGGTCCCATCACGCATAACGTGCTTAGAGGTACTTTGGTTATAAATGGTTCCACTAATAGCATAAGTACGAGATATCAAGTTAGATGCTGGTGAATTAGTAGCTAACATGTTATTGATTGCCGTAGCATCATCAGTAACACCATCACCAGCTGCACCGAACATCAGCGGGTTCACTATATCCGCGCCAATGCGCAACCATGCGGCTCCTCCTGTCGTCTTAATAATGGTACCATTGTTATCAGTATAAGCCCCTCCAGAAAGAACAGCCCGGAATTGACCACCACCCTTTCCTGTTCCTACAGTATGCTCGCTAAGCGTGATCCTTTGCCCGTTAGAAATTGGCTCTATGCTTCGAAGTGCAGCAATAGAAGGGCAGATACCGATAAGCTTTTCACCGTCATTCGCAGCTAACTCTGTCTTCTCCAGCTTCAGATTTAAGACTGACTGAGCGGTAGAAGTTGCCCCTGCATTATTAGTCGCTCCAATTAATGTTGCGCCGGGTGATGCAGCAAGAGATGCGATGGATGCCTTCAGGTTTAGTGCGCCCTGAACGGTTGTAGGGTTTGAGCTATCATCAATAGCACCCACCATCGTTGCGCCAGATGACAATCCAAGCTGAGCCAGGACATCATCAGTAAGCTGAACCCAGTTTGCCAGTGTAGATGGTGGCAATGATGCAAGGCAGAATGAATAGCCTAAATCAGTCCTCTTTGCGATATCCCCTACTTGGGCATTAAGCGCAAGCATGGCCGACTGGGAACTAACTACAAATGGCTCTGTTAATGCGATAGATGGGATCATGGACACCGGAATCTTTCCGGTACCATCCAAAGTAGCAAATTCAGAAAGAAGCTTTCCGGTTGGCTGAGATGCTCCATCCCAGAGAAACACAGCGTTCGCGCGTGATGCCGCCGCTGGAACTGGGTTAACCGCTTCGGAACCAGGAACCCTGACACTCTGACCTACATAGTTTTGAATTGCATCAGCGGCAGCTTCTCCTGCAGATTCAGCTGAGTTAGAGGCAGAAATTGCTGAGGCTGTTGCAGAGTTGGCTGCTGATACCGAAGTTAATGATGCAGATTCCGCTTGTGAGGCTGACGTAGCGGCAAGATTTGCTGAGGCGGCTGCCTGCGCTGCGTAATCGGGAGCCGCTTCCAGTTTGTCTGCAAATAACTTACTCTGCGCCGCGGCAATCTCTGCAATCGAAGCGTACTTCTGTGCTTTTAAGGTGTCTGAAATTGACATTTTCGGTTCCTGAAAATAAAAAAACCCCGCATATGCGAGGTTTATTAGATTTAAGTCAGATTAGTATTCGATTACTACGATTCCTGGAGCGCCGGCTCCTGATGAGTATGATGTTCCAGACATTGATCTGTCATATGCACCACCACCACCACTACCGAATGAACTTGCAGTCCTTCCACCGCTATTCCCTGCCCTTCCACCACCACCCCACATAGATGACCCACCATTACCTGCAAAGACAAAGTCTCCAGATTGTCCGTCAGAACCATCACCGCCAGTAATGATAATTTCTGCGCCAGCCCCCCCCCCACCGTTCCCCCCGCCACCACCTGCTGTACCGCCTGACCCAGCAAAAGCCAAAATTGTTGCATTGAAAGATGAATTTGTACCGGGGTTACCATTGACAGCACCAGTTACTGCAGCGCCTCCATTTCCCACCACTATCGGATATGGCGTTCCTGGAACAACATTAATCCAGCTGATTACGGTTCCTCCTGCTCCACCACCTGAGCCACTAACTGTTTGAGCTGTGCTCGTTCCGCGACAGCCTGAACCACTACCTCCACCGCCTGTAACCGTAACCTTTATTCTTGTCACTCCTTGCGGGGCAATAAATGTGCCTGATGCAAGATATAGAGCTCGACCTTTCGGATCAGCTTTATTAGTAATGTTGGTTCCATCTGAATGAATATTTATTATGGTTCCAGGGATGGACTGAACTGTTGCACCAGCAGCTCTTGTGCTAACGATTACGGAAAATCCAGCGCCAGTGCAGTTGTTTTCAATTGTCCAGTCTTTAATCCACTGCGGTAGATAAAGTATTCTGTTCCCCGTTAGGGTACCGGTTAAAATAATTCTGTCTTTAGCCGCCAGGATATCGCTGACATTAACATTTGCAGTCGAAATAGTTACCGCTGAGCTGCCGTATGCATAACCAGGAACCCATCCAGTAGGAAGTGCTGTTGTGCCTTCTGGATTGTTTGTGTTTCCATTAGTGGTATTAATCCAGAAGCCAGAATAATCACTTGAAGGAATAGTGGCACCTTGCGGATAGCCAGAGATATTTGATGCATAGGCGGAATCGAACAGATATCCCATGCCAGCGTTTTGCCATTGCTGCTGAATTGTTACTGAGTACAGCACGCCATTCATGTCCTTACCTGATGGCGGTATCCCCCCCGCACTCAACGGCTGCATAGTGATTTGTGGGAAGCCTTTGTCAAAGGTGGCAACTCCGTTGTTATCCGTTGAGGTACTTGAGTCAACAGGGATGGTGTTCTTTAGCCCATTGACACCAAACGCTTTAATTATTTTGATGGGTGAGTCTGATGAGTTCATGTCATACCTGCTGAACAATATTTACTGTTACCCCGATTGGGGAAGGAAGGGCTCCAGAGCTTTGAACTATTGCAAGCTCTGATGTAGAAAGAGGAAACTCAAACACGTAACTCATGACCATTCCCCCGTCATTACGAACGTAACAACGCCCGCTATCTCCAAACATGAAGGTAAGAAGCTTGTTTAAATTTGGGATGGTACAGTCTGAAATGTTTGCAGCGGCTTTCATCATAATTAGCTTGCGATACGCATCATTAGCCAGAGTTACTGTTGATGTTAAAAGCTCGCCAGAGTAAAACGGTGCCTGGTTGAATGGTTGTGGATCATCAACTACTGGTGGTGTTGAAGATGCTTCATTGAAGCCGAAGTAAATCTGATTTTCTGTTACCGTCAGCTGTCTGCTGACAACCACGATTTTTCCCCATACGTCCAGTCCGTAGGTATCGGCTGTCTGGATGTTCCATATCACGTCATAGAAATCATCCAAAAAACCTTCAATACCTACCGCTTCATTGAACGAATAAATCAGGGATTTCAGTTTCGGGCTGTCGGCATATTGCGTCAGGATGGTATCCGCGACGTTTATCATGCCAGTGTCACCAGTATGTTTGTTGCATCCAGTGTCGGCACTTCATCAATGCCAAAGGACGCAGATGTTTGATAGGTGGTGCCGTCACGACTGATTGTGATGCTGAAGATATCTACGTTATCACTGTCAATTGCCTGAACGCCTGCGTAGTAACGTCCTGCATAAATGGTAGATCCGATACGCGCTCGTGTACCGCCATCCTCACCATTGAATGCGCTGATGATCGCGTTCTGCACCAGAGTTGCAATGTTACCAGGCAGTGCGTTGTTATCCGCCAGCTCGACCTTGAAATAGACGCTTACTGCAGAAGGTGTCTGCCACTTAATTTCGTACTCAGGGTATGGCTGGGCATAGTTAACATCGTCTACCACCGTGTAAGTGGTGTCTCCAACCATTGACGGACCCGGCGGGAGCTTTTGCCATATTGCTTTTGCAATATCAGCCGATGTACCACCGTATACGCACACATAAAGCGAGTGAGGCTCCAGTGAAACGTTAGTAAATCCCTTCGTAACGGTCAGGCTTGTGTTGTTCTGCGTCACGTATGCGTCAGTAACCCCGCTGACAGCCAGCACGTTGGCGTATACGGCCCCAAGCTGGTTATTGGAGTTGCCCGCAACTGACTGCTTGCGTCGATACTCAAAATTTGCGCGACTCTCTACTTCATTGCCCAATACCCCAGCGGTGGCGTTGGCGATGCCAGACCATCCTTGTATTGCTCGGTAAATGGTATTGAGCGCCCCAATTGGGCAGGCGATAGGGCCTGATGCCTGATTCTGGAACACGACATCGACTGAACCAGACGATGGGATAACCGCATCTGCAAGCGAGAAATAAAGATAACCGCTGGTATCCTGAGCAATGCTGTTCGCCGGGATAACAGTTCCGACAAGGCCGGTACAGGTAGCCGTCACCGTTGTTCCAATCGCTGCTATACGGTCAATGAAGTAAATCTGTCCGATTGCATCCTGCATTCGTCCTTCAGCAAAGTCGGGGTTAATCTGGTTAACCAGCCATGCCAGATTGTCGTTCTTGTCTCCAATGATTGCCGTGTCGCTCATGGCAATCTGTCCCTGCGGAGTCGTCAGACTCTTACTCATCCCTCCGCCCATGGCGGTATCAAGGTCAGTTAATCGCCCGTTGAGAATGTCTATCTCATCAGGAACGGCAATGCCGGTAGCGGAAAACGTGACAGAGGGGACGGCTGTGCTAACTGTTACTTCAGCCATTTGTTACCTCAGAATTGGATTGTGGTCTGAACGTTGTTCGTGTCGGTTATGGTCATCACGCCGGATGCAAGGCGATCTGCTTTGCCAACTGTAGTGGTGCAGAATGCTGACTGAACGTAGGGGAGTTTTTTGGCCTCGGTAGCCATCTTAGTATTGATAAGCTGCGTGCCTGGCCAGTGACCGAGAATGCGCTCGTAATACGGAATACCCAGCGTGGTGTCATACCATGGCTCACCGAGGAAGGTTGAGCACGCGCATGCTACGTCCTGAGCTACTGCATATGGATTGGCAGTAATAGCGATGCTTCCCGTGTCGTCTAGCGTGATATCCCACTGGTCAGTCAGAAGCAGTGATTTGGTGAGCATGTAAACTCCGGGCAATAAAAAACCCGCCGAAGCGGGTTAGTTTGTTGGTGTGCTTGTCTGGCCTCCGCCAGTTTCCACGCCACCGTGTTTGTGCGTACTGAGATGGATGCCATTTCCTGTGACTTCTCCGGTAGCAGTAATATTTCCACCGAATGTCGCATCGCCACCGAAGCTGCCAGAGCCTTGCGTTAACTGGCCGTTAGCCTCAATTACCGGAGCGTTAAGCGATATTTTGTCGTCAGCATTCACTACTACCGTATTGCCATTCACCTGCACAACAAGCGGCGAGACGATATCAATTCCATCATTCGCGAACTTCACATACTGGCTTGGCTCAGCATTAAGTACCCCGCCAAGATAGATGGCATCCGAGTAGTTGTGCGTGCGATTCGACCCGGGCAATGCTGATTGCTTTGTCTTCTTCACAGCTGTGATATCGCGATCGCAAATGGCAATCAGACCGATGTCGCCTTCTATTGGAGGCATAATCACAGCACTAGCACCGCGCTGAAGTCTCCAGACAGGAACGCCGTGAATCACCGAGTTAGGAATGAGGTCTCCGCCTCCAGTGAATCCTTCCACCATTGGCTTTACGGATACCACTTCACCTGCGTCATTTACTGACGTCACCAGAGCAAGAGTGATAAATGACTTTCCCATCAGAAACTGATGCATCAGGAATTGCTGAGAGTTAGCATCGGTTGCCGTGTCCTGAGGCCGCGTAGTAAATAAATTCATCACTGCCTCACTGTTAGCTGTCCTATTGATGCCCAAACGATAGTTGCCCACGGAGCTCCTTCAGTCCATGTCGAAAGATGGTGTATTGCCGACTGCACCGTATAAACCCCGCTTCCGTTCGGTAACGACGTTTCTATCTGCACCTTTCGACCTCGCAAAATCAGATCGCTGTACTGGCACTGGAAGTTAATCCCATAGTTACTGAATACCGGGTATCCAATTAAGCCGTGATCAGGGGATATGAGAGGTATGGTATCGTCGATGCTTCCACCCTGCGGCCAGATGTAAATAGCTCCCAGCCTGAAATCAATCTCGATGCCAGCAGCATGAGCGCACTGCTGAATCTGTGCTATCGGGTTGCCTTCGAAGTAAGGGTTTTCAAGCTTCGCCAGAACTCCATTGTTAACCACCGTATATCCAATACTTGCTGCTATGGTCGTGATAATTTCAGCGACGCTGGCAATGCCTTCTTTTGAGAAAGGTGGCGCAGTGATTGACTGGTCGAACCCGGTAGAAAAGGCGCTGATTATCAGTGGTGCATCAGGCATCTGGTTAAGGTCGGCAAAGCAGTTAGTGATAGAGCCGAAGAATACCGGCCTGTCATCTGCCCACACCTTCATCATGTTCTGCTTGGCACCATTTAACTGGATGCCCTTGTAACTCAGCAGAGCCATGTTTTCGATGCTCAGTCCAAACACCCTTGCTTCCAGTGTTGTTCCTGATATGCCGCCGTAAGCGCCTATCTCTATTTCCGCCTTGATGTTGTCGATGGTCAGAGTGTTGTTTCCTGCCTCATCAAACGCACCATCTTTCAGGGTGAACTGAAATTTCAGCGTTCTCTTTTTATAGGTCATGCTGCCATCTCTTCTGCTGTCGCGTAGAACAACTTAAATCGCGTCCCAAGCTCGTCATAAAAAGGGTCCAGGCTTCCTTTGGTATCCGCGAAGAAAAGCTCACCTTTAAATCCGAGATAGGGATAGCGGACTATCTTGTTGCAGTTATGGCAAAGAACCCCTTGCGCTATCCATAGGCTGTCCAGGCCAACATCGATAAACAGCCCTGTAGAGCGCTGAACGATGCGCAAGGTTACAGACTGTCCATCCAGATTGACGCTGACTTCCTGAGCCTTAAGGGGCTTGAGAGATATGTTTTGCATCAGGATAACCCCGTTACCAGTTCATCAACCGTTGTCGCAAGGTTTTTAATGGCTGATGTTGCCGCGCCATTGATGGCACTCGTTGCACCTGACGTCGCATTGCTAACAGCATTCGTTACGGAAGTGGCGACGGTTGTTGCAGCGCTGGATACTGACTCTTTCAGGCCGGCTAGCGCACCCTTCACATCTTCAAGGGTTGAGTTTGTGGCCGTGGAGTTAGCCTTCTCAGTTACGACGCTGGCTGCCTTACTTTTGCCGTTTGATGTGGTGTTGCTGTTGGCTGTTGTGCTTGTCAGAGTGACTTCTGCCTCCTGCAAAACAGCCTGGAAAATGGCCTCCACCGTCAAAAGGGTAACATCGCGATCTGATGTCCGGTAATTGTATCGAACCAGATCGTAATCTTCGTAGGTGGTGTCCGGTGTCTCAATGTCGTATACCTGCGCATCAGCAACCATCGCGTCCAACGCGGCCAGCATGTCTGAGCGACTCGTCAGCGTGAAGTTTGTCAGGTTAGGGATGCTGCCACTAAATCCCGTCCACCCTTCAAGGGTAAACAGCACCCGAATAATCGGAGGACGTTTTACCTTATTAAAGCTGCTGTAAGAACCCTGCTCAATTGGTGCCGACACCACTGAAGCATCTGCCCCATACTCAATCCCAAGAAATGAGGAAGGAGACAATGCCCTTAGGCCTGACTTCAGGTAAATCCCGTAACCAGGCGAAAGGGTACTGTTGATAATGGAGAAGATATTTCCGCTGTTTATCGCGCTGAGTAGCGTTGTTTCGTTCAGTGAAAAGGCCATATTATCCCTGCCCTGACATTGCTGGATTTACCAGGCGGTTTCTCTGAAGGTTTCTCTGGATATCAGCGCCCAGAGCATTGGCATTGCCTGCCGATGTCTGCATGTCGATTTTGTCGATGTTGATGTTGGTCTGACTTCCGGCAGCAGTTGGCATGTTGCGAGATGCAGATGACCCTGCGCCTAACTGGATGCCACCCATGATGTCAGACGAGCTGATGTATCCCTTTCCGTTCTCATGGTCGACAATGCCTTTCATCAGCCTGGCAATCGTTGCCGTGTCACCTGAATCCAGCACCTCGTTAGCGCCTTTCCCTGTCGCTTTAGTTAGTGCAGAGATATAGGCGTCTACGTTGTTATTGTCTGAAGCTGGAGCGTAGGTTTTGACGATAGATGACAGCGTGTTGATACCGCGCTTGAAGTACAACTGCAACTGTTTGTATAGCGCCGCAACTCCGTGCTGCATTGACTCAAACACTGCAAAGCGTCCACCTTCACCACCCTCCATCGTCGCACCAGCCTGGCCGGCATAATTCAGGTTGCCTGGGTTGTTATTTCTGATTCCGCGAGGAGCAGATTTGTAGCCATCGCCGCGCGGTAACTCAATTCCTGTTTTGTCGAATATCCAGTCGTGAAGTTGCTTACCCCATTCCGTGGTTGTATCTGTACCTGCGCCACTATTCAGGAAGTTTGTTACCGGGTTGTCTTTAAGCCATGCATACTTATTTTCAAGCTTTTCAGCATACTTCTGAAGCTCAACCAGACCGGCAATCATACTCACTCGACCAAGGGCCGTTAGTGCGCCCCTGACTCCGCCAATGGAGCTGGTCATTCCTAACAGCCACTTTCCGCCAACGAACACCAGAAGAAGTTTGAGCGCGTTTTCCAGGCCGCCTACAGCATCGACAACTTTATTAACTTCATCAGCTGTATCAGAGAAAAACTTATCAATTTCAGGCCCGTGATTAGCAACCCAGTTCCCAAACTTCTCAATAAGCGGAATCAGTTTTTCTATATGAGGTAACAAAGCCTCATAAAGCACCTGAGATGCAGCTGAAAGTCTCAACTTCATCTCTTCTACGCGGCGGTTAAATTCCAGCGCCTTTTTTGTCGCCTCTTCGGTTGCGCGGGATGTCTTCGTAAATTTGTCGGCATCCTGAACCAGGGTACCGTTAGCCAACCCTTGCTGAGTAGCATTATCAAACCCAAACATTCCTCCAAATCTGCGCTGAGCATCTTTGCTCAACTTGCCCCAGTTACTGGCAATCTTACGCATGATTTTTTCGGCGTTATCGTTCTGATAGTCGAAGTTAGCGCCTGTTGCACCGGCAAATGATGCCAGAGCACCGAAAAGCGGATCGTCCTGACCGCCACCCGTGCGAATATTGGTCAGCGTCTTCTGGAAATTACCCAGCGTACCTGCCATGCGCTCTGCAGTTGAACCGGCAGCCGCTGCTGCTCTCTCCCAACCATCAAGAGATTTGGCCGAGATATCCAGAGCGCGTGATTCAATCCCCAACCGCATCAAATCCGATGTCATGCTGGTGATGAATGTCTTGATACCCTGCGCCGATAAGGTAACGCCTACCAGCGCAAGTAATTCTGTTCTTATTGAGCCAAAAAATGAGGCCGCTCTTTTACCTGCGGCCTCCATGTCTTTAGCTGTCTGGTCAGCATTCTTTCTGGTATCGTCCAGGCCTTTTTTTACTTCTGTCTGGCCTTTCTTGAATCCGGAAGAGTCAAGACCAAGAGTGACTACCAGTGAGTCAATAATCGTTGGCATCAGCCATTCTCCTGAGCCCTGTTGATGACCATTTGGTTGTAATTGTCGACTGTGATTATCTCAAGCCACCACCACATATCCTCTACGCCAAGCGTTGTGCTCAGTTCTGTCAACGAGCATTTACCCGAAGAAAGAACCGTCGCTATTGTTTTTGGTACGTTGGCATAGTCGGCCAGGCCAGCGATTTGCTGACCCATTACCGGAGGGATGTCTAACTGGCGGCGGCGGTCAAAAAATCGACGTGCAGCTTAAAGACTTCACCGCGAAGCTTCAGGCGAGTCATAACTTCTTCAGTATCGTCGTCAATCAGGTTGCGCTTAACGCTCTGATTAGCCGGGTCTGGTACTGCCTGAACACACTTCATCAGTTCGTCCAGGAGAGGCCGTGCATCCTCTGGAGGGATTTTAGCCACCATTTCGAGGCCGACTTTCGCCATGCCTGCCATACCCATATCTGAAAAGTTATCCGGAAGATTAACGCCGTTTTTAGCCATTGCCAGTCCGGCACGAATTGCCCACCACTCAGCCTGAGTAGCAGACATTTCGCGAATGTAGAAAACCTTCCCATTATCACGGCCTTTATCTTCGACGGTGTAGAAAATCTCTTTGCGTGCCATGTTAGTCCTTATGCGTTGTAAGCTTCGCCCACGACTGATTCCCAGTTGATCTGGAAGGTCATTGCTTGCAGAACGCGCTGAGCATCAGGAATAGCTTTTACGCGTTGCAGAATGCCGTTGGTGAGCGTGAACTTGCGACTAATCGCCGGGAGGATAATTGTTGCGTTGCAGCGGAATACTGCTTTCGAGGTCAGTGACGTCAGCTGCCAGGTCTCGAACAGCTCACGAGATGGGCTGTCAGGCATGATTGTGATTGTCTGCAGATATTCACCGAAAACGAAACCGCCAGAGAGCTTGCCGTCAGCGCCACGGACGGATACCGCCATTTCTGTATCGCCCAGAGCAAACATCGCGTCCGCTGCATATCCTTCAAGCGTTTGAGCGCTCGGGAACAGGTTGGTAACAGTGAGGGCAAAGATTGAATCAGCGCTTGTAATGGTATTAGACATTTATTGCACCTCAATGCTTGCAAGAGTGATTTTCTGTACGCAACCACCATCGCAGTACCACAGGGTCATGCTCGGGCTTGTGCGCTCCTGACGCTGCGTAGGGGTGGCGTCTGCGATATACAGGTAGTAACCCTTGGCAATCAGAGATGGAGAGATGTCAGCGCCTACTGCGTTCTGAATCTCTGAAATCTGAGAGCTGGACAGCGTTACTCCGGTGCGGATGCCACCAAAGGTGATGCCCTGATTCAGCGTGTCGGAGAATGACGCCTCGATAATCGCCTTACCGCGTGCGTTGTACGGAATGCTGCGGTTTGACTGGAACAGCTCGATCGCATCCTGCATCAGGTTGGCATTCAGCCAAATCTGGAAGCAGAAGGAGTCAAACCACTTGAAGTCACCAGTGATGGTGCCATCAGCCCAGTAACGGGTATCGTAGTTATTCGCAGTGTATGCACCGTAGAAGTTGTAGCCGTTGGCAATCAGCGCATCGTAATTTGCTGAAGTGGTTACTTCTGGCAGCAGTCCACCGAGTGAGCGGAACTTGAATGGTACGCGCCCTTCCTGGCGGTCGAAGTCAAGAGATGCGGCATAACCAATAACGCTAGCTGCATGGGTCTGGTCACCGAACACCGGCACGACGCTGGAATAGTCGTATGTGCTGATGATTTTGTACGCCAGCGTGTCGGTTGAGCCAGATACCAGCGCGGATTCTTCCAGCGCGAATGGCACGTAGCCGAACCGGTAATTCTGACCGTTCACCCAGGCTGAGAAGTCCAGCGACTCTTGCTCGGTCGGCGTGAATGATGTAGTGAAGATTGCCCAGTTCTGAGAGCTATCAAGCACTGACTGCATAGCCGTAGGTAATACTGCTGCATCTGCGCCCTGAGACAACTGAGCGCCAGTGGCGGCTGTCAGTTTCAGTCCAGCAGACAAAGTACCGGTTGCGTAGGTAATAGTGCTCGCCGCGCCATCAGTCGCGCTGGTGATGATGAAGCGCTTCTGAGTAGTGTCGTACTCGACCGTTACGCTGGAGCCGATGCCTGTTTCAATCAGGTCAGCAGCCATAGCAAAGCTTGTTGCCGTGCTCAGGTCAATACTGGCTGATGTCACCGCAGTGCCGTCAACGGTCAGTGTCAGTACACCGCTCAGCAATTTAAGCTGGTCTAAAGTTACGGCCGCCATAGAGCCTGAGCGCAACCATGCTGCCGCTGCTTCCGGATTAAACCGTGCAAACAGTAATGCGCCCGGGGTCTTGGTGGAATTGTCGTATCCCTGAAAATAGACTTCAGCCATGCTGAATTCAGCCGATGCACTTCCGAAATAGGCCGCTACGTCTTCTTTGTTCGTGAATGTGATAACACTCCCCACCGGAGCATAAGCGCTGTCGGTAAGGATAAGGCCATTCAGATCAAGCGCTGAACCGCCCGCTGGCAGCACTCCAGGATTGATTTGAATATCTTTGCGTAATGGGATTGCCATTTATGCACTCTCCGGTGGGTATTTTAAATCTGCGGCAATAACGCCGACTGTAATACTGTCCATGAAGTCCTGACGTGTGGTAACGGACGGGTTGAATTGCCCGATGAATTCCATCGTCCAGCGGCCTTCGTATTGTTGCTCGCCGTTTATCATCGTTGTCTGATGAGGGTCCGAGCAGTAAAGAGGGGTGATGACATTGCCGTTTTGTCTGAACCACTCACAGGCAAAGTCTGAGCGGATTAGTGTGCCGATGATTGCAGCGTTATCAGCCGCGTTTTCGCCGTAACAGTCAATCTGACAAGGCCATTGCGTGCTGCGCTGGTTTAGCTGTTTACCTTCGCCATACACGCCGTTGTCGTCGTATTTGACGCGGTTGGTAGACAGGCCTATCTGCTTCAGCGGCGTCATGATGATGAAGTCATGAAGTGGCATTGGCGTAAGGTTCTGCTGACCCACCAAAACGTTGTCGATGGTAAGTCCGGTGATATCCATCAGAAACGCCTGCAGGGCGATACGCAGGTCAAGCTCGGTGATGTCTACTGTGGCTGTCATGGTGACCTCTGCAGGTTAACAATCACTCGGCACCAGTCAGGCCACAACTCGGGAACCTTAACCACCAACCACTTCTGTCCATCTACGATGAGGATGTCTCCACCCTTTTGATCGGGTCGATTAATCCCGTTGAAATTCCCATTCAGGTAAACGCTCTGCAGAATCCCCTGAACATTAATTGCATCAACCTGTTTTAGATCAGTAGAGGAAAGCTCCTGCATTTGAGCCATCACATCAACATCGGTATAGGACTGCACTCGCTTACCACCTGGCGCAGTTGTGAATCCGCTGTTCACTTTCAGCACGCCTGGAACGTCAGGGTTAACCGTTGTGATCGCCCCGCGAACTATTTGATGCAGGTTCATCAGGTAACCTCGTAGTTAACATCGCCAATCATCACCCTGGTGTCGACGAGAGGCTTATCTGACTGGTTAGGCATTACTTTCCTGTTTCTGCGTCGCTCAAGTGTGACTTCGGAGAGCGCAGGCTCAATGAGCGTGGCTATAGACTCCTGAATATCACCTTTTATCTGAGCGCCGACGACCTCTAGCACCGTTCTGGAATCAAGACCTGAAGCAAGTCCGCGCTCAATCGTCTTCTTCCACTCTTCCTGTTTGTCTGCGATTGCATTGCGGAAGAATGGACGTGGGGGCTGATTGTTTGCCGGGTCACCGTACTCGTTACGAGTGGCAACCATCGCGACGCTGGTTCCGTCTGGATAGGTAGAGCCGCCGAGAAAGCCAGCCCTTACCTCAGTGGCATTGAGTCGCTCAGCCATTCCTTCCAGGTACTTATCGAGTCCATCATACATAGTTATCTCCAGGATAGTAATTAGCCATCCGGTAGACTTTAGTCGCCTGCCAGAAGTCCATTCCGTATGGGCTCTGCGTATACCACGCATACCTGAACTCAATAGGGCCGAGGTCAGATGAAACTGACACGCTGCCCTGTGTAGCCGATGCAATGCGCCCAACCATTCCTGAGCCGCCACGCTTCCGATTGTCGCCGTAACGCACATACGCCAGATGCGCCATGAGCATGTAGAGCAAACGCTCTCGCTTCACGACGTCATCGACGAGTGAGTAATCGGTGTTATTCAAATAGTCAGTGGACTGGTCAAACAGGAATGGAAGGATTGCATCTGGAACGTTGGAGAATTCAGGGTACATGGCGCGGAAACTGGCAATATCCAGAGTCACGACAGCCATGGTTTATTCCTCTTTGTCTTCCTCTACGCCTGCGTCTTTGGCGTTAACCTGCTCAAAGCCAGTTTTCTGGCGAGAACGCTCAAGAGATGCGTCTTCCGCTGACTTCATATCTGTTACAGCGAAGATGATCCCATTCAGGAAGAGAGGAGATGACTTGTGGTTTTTCTCAAATTCTTCCCACACGTCAGCAGGAACATTTTTCGTAATACCAAAGCCATTGATGAGCATGGAGTCGTTTGCGCCTTTCAGGACTACAGCATCTGAGCCTTGACCAATCTTCAAGCCACAAGGAAGTTTGCAGCCGATCACATACGAGTCTGGCTTGCCAGCCTTGGAAGCCTTGGCACCTTTCTTATTCCCGGCTTTGCCTTCCTGCTCTGCTGAGTTTTCCTGCTGTGTATCTACTTCTTCCTGCTGCTCTACGATCTCTTTTTCATCAGCCATTCTAAATTCTCCAAAGAATATTGTTACGGGCTCAATTTAGAGCCCGATGAATTAAACGCCCAGCATCTGTGCAAACAAGAAAGGCTGAGTAATTACCGCGCCATAGGTGGTACCGGAGTGTTTCTGCTTCCAGCTTGAAGTCATGGTGATGACCGGGTGAGCACGCAGTTTTTCACTGTATGCGCAGTAACCCGCATCCTGACCCTGGGCTGTTTCAACAAACATCTGAACCAGTTCACCTGCATCAGTGCTGTACTGAGGCGCAACTTCGATGCGGATATTGGTGAAGGTGTCTTTGACCATCTTCTCAACGGAGTTACCGAAGATTTCGTTTGATTTTTTGAACCATACGGAGGTCTTAGGAGACATTGCCAGCACCAGAGGAGATGCCATATCAACACCATCGCCTACTGCACCGTTGGTACGAGCAATCAGATCTGCATACAGCGCCAGGATGTCGTTGTAGATGTCGATAACCTGCTTGTCTTTCCACAGGGTCACGCCACCAACAGTTGCCGGGGTGATCGGAGTCGGCAGTGATGGGTCGTTCAGGATGCCGTAGTTCAGCAGGCCAGATACGCCGTAGAAGTAAAACTTGTTTTGCGCCTGGTTCAGAGTCCACGCTGCAGCACGCTGCTTCTCAGCTACGTATGGCAGCATAGCCAGACCATAGCGTTCCTGCTCCAGTTCGCCATAGGTGACCATTGTCTGGTAGCGGAACACCTGACGGTTTTCCCAGCGGGAAGTTACCTGGTTAGCACCCTGTTCGCTGTAGTCGTCATACGCCACAACGTCACCGGATTGCTCAACGCGCTGGATCATCATGGTGTCTTGAGCCCATGAACCTTTTTTCTTCTCGCCAAGAATCTCGGTCGCTTTCTGCTTAGCGAAGATAGTGCGCACGATTTCAGGGTCGATGAAGGTTGATACTACAGCAGGAATACCGCCGTTTGCGCCAAGACCCGGCTGAGGGTCGGCATCCATTGCAAACTTAGTTACCGATGCAGGCAGGTAAATGCCGCGAGATTCGGCTTCCGCTTTAAAGGCAGCGAAATCAGCCTGAGTCAGTTGAGGCATTATGCTTTGCTCCAGGTAGAGATGATTAACAGATTGCCGGTTGTTGCAGGGCTAGCCACATACCAGTCGGTCTCAACAGCACCGGAAATAGTTGCGCCAGCTGCACCGGTCTTCAGAGTGCCGTCAGCCAGCACCGCAAACACCTTCTGGCCTACAGTCGCGTCGGTAGCCGACAGAGCCCAGAAGTCACCACCAACCACCGGAGACGCTTCACGGCCAGCAGGAATAGTCATGCTGGAGTTCTGCAGATAGGTGATCGTGGCGTTTGCGTTGTTGTAGATGAAGCCAACAGGCTTGCCGGTGCCCGTGTTGTTCAGCAGGAGTGGGTTAGTGCCGTCACGCCATGCGAAACGCGCCATAACCAGACCGCTTGCTCCTGCCTGATATGCACCAGGACCGCCTGCAGCAGCAATGATTGGGCTGTTAGAAGCAGGCTGACCAGCCTGACCAACGCCAGAGTAAACAGATACACTTGTCTGGAAAGCCATTGTTATTTGCCCTCAAAGAAGTTTTTAACGTTTTCGCGAGAAGACGTGGTGATAACTGCGGAGTCCTGAGCCATGGATGACGGCTGGCGTGCATAGGCTTTGAATACAGAGCTCAGTGCAGCGGCAGGAATTGAAGCGTGCTCATCACAGCCAAGTTGCTTCAGGGCAGTTCGATACACTTCTTCTGCGCTGTCACAGGCCAGCTCGCCTACTACCGGACGCACATCACGCTCAGCTTTACGCAGGTCGATGAAGCGCTGCTCAACAGCCTTAACCGCTGCATCCATCGCTAACTTGCTGTCGTTTGCCATTTTTTCTTTCTCTTTTTTCTCTTCTTCGGCTTCGTCTTCAGCCTTTTTACCCTTCTCCGACTCTTCGTCTTCGGCGAGTTTTTTCTTCTCTTCCTCGGACATTTCGTCTTCTGCTTTCTTCTTGTCTTCGTCTTCATCTTTGATGATGGCTTCGACTTTCTTTTCTACCTCTTCTGACTTCTCATCATTAGCCAGATATGGCCGGATGAGGGTCATGAGTGATTTGATTTTTGACATCAGTTTGAGTCCTGTCGGTTGTGAGTCGTATACAAATACATCCGGGCCTGCACGACCCGATGGCACGATTGCCACGTGGTTACAAACGATGTCACGCATGACGCCATCGTATGCCTCTCCCTCGTACTCGCCCGGTGTCATATCGAGCCGGTAGCGGTATGAGGATGAAATTTCGCGCTGCTGCTTGTTCTCCACGCCGATGATGGAATTCACATCCCAAATGACGAGAGAGTTTTTCAGGTAGGTGCCGTCGAATTCAGCGCTCTCACCGGTTGAGCCGATGATTGCCTCTTTCGGCGGGTCGAGCACTGACACGGCGATGTGCGTGTTCAGCAGCGGTTGGTTGTTGAATGTGTCTGCGGCCTTGCGCAGCTCTTCAGGGTCACGCAGGAGGCGATATGCTTTATCAGGAATGAGTCCTAACTCATCACATCCTGGAATCTCGCGACCGTAATATACGCAGACGTTAGCCTTGCTGATTGGGGTTAGCTCTACGTGGAGCTTTCCATCCGCGTCATAGGTGCGCACGCTTGCCCTGTCGAATGCGAATGCAGAGTCTCTTGCCATGTCTGGCTCTTGCTTTGAATATTTCATTTTCACAACCACTGGCTGTCCTGGTTGCTTTGGTGGGTGAATGCTCGAAACTTCGAGCTTTGCATTCCTTGGCAGAAGAGTTTCACTCTCATGCTTATTGCTGGACATGCCAGTAACATCGAGACCAGCAGCCCCTTCTTCGGTGTCAATCTCAAGCATTACGCCGCCAATACTGAACATTCCGGCGATTTTCTTTTCCTTTGAGGTGGAGAGGAATGCCTTATCGGAAACGACCATTCCCTTTTTAATCTCGCCATTGGGGAATAGTTTTTTTGCATCCTCTCTACTGATTCCTCGGTATAGTGTTTCTCCGCTTAGTTGGCCCTTAGATACCGCCGAATCAATGCGTGAGATATCAGGATCTGATGCGTTTCCGCTCCTTAATTCAGAATTAAGTTTGAGGAAGTTGTCGCCTGAGTAACTTGAAATTGCTGATTTTTCGTTGGGTGAGAGCTTTGCACTGCCAGAACTTTTCCCTGTGGATACCTTTTTAATTCTCCCTTCCGCCCCGGCAACCACCTCTCCGTTACCATTAACTTTTACGTGCGAGCCATTAATGGTTATCCACTTGTCTTTTTCATCGGCATCATTGGCAAGCGTATATGTTTCAGCCTCATCTCCTACATAGCCGTTCGCGTATGCCGCTCGCTCTACTTCTTCGGCTTTTTCCTGTGTATCGAATGGCCCTTTCGAACCCCAATACCACTTGCCGTCTTTTTGATGTACTGGCATTGGATTACCTTTCTTCAGGCAATAAAAAAGGCCACCGAAGTGACCTTGTTGATTTATTTCGTTTTAAAACGGCAAAACCGGCTTCCACGTGCAACCACAGTTTGGCTCCTCGCCCGGCAGCACATACTGTCCCTTATCGCCAACCGGAAGTCCTTTATCGAGGTCGAACTCTTTGCCGTTAGCCTGCACATGTTTGTGGCGAGGTTGATTTCCTCCACCACTATGCAGCCAGATGCCTTTCTTGATGCCTGCCGCCTGTTGTCTTGCATTTGAGAGCGCACTGGTAGCCTTGCGTACCTGGTCGCGAGCAATGAACTCAGCGCGGCGTCTGGTGATGCCATGACGCTTGCCAAACTCGCGCTCAATTTCATCCGCCAGTTGCTTTCGGTCACCGCCTTTGGCAATAGACCGAAACACCATCGATTCCACTTCGGTGAAGTATTTCTCCGGTATCGAGCGAATCAGCGACACGTTTTCAGCAATGATGGCATCACGCTTTTGCAGCATGGCATCGGTCCATTGCAGATTAATAACCAGCGAGTCTTTGCGGGCGGATGCGAGAATGCCACGGTCGACAGCCTCAAGCGTCTTATCTGCCACCTCATCGGAAACCGGAATCGCCTTCCTGATGAAGTTGTCTATCCACTTCTTAGCCAGTGAGGATATGGCACGCTTCACCAGGTCAACCGGGCTAGCATCCATCGCAATATCCATTGCCAGCGGGTTATCTCGCATGATGGTGACTATCTCTGCCTTAACGTCATCGTTCATCTCACGAATCGTTCTGAGCAGCTCTTTCTGGTACCACCTGATGTTTCCCGCGTTGTAGTTCACTGGCTTCAGACTCTTCGTCTTCTTCCGGTTCATAATCACCATCCAGATTTTCGAAGCCAGCGCCTTCAATGCATTTCAGTGCATCGCGAGCCTCTTCAGAATCGACCAGTTGCGAGTCAGCAGCGGTAGTGACCGTTTCGACCTTAAGCTTGGCAATCTCGGCTTTCTCTTTCTCGCTCAGCTCATCCAGTGGACGGAACTCGAAATAGATGTCCTCTTTGATTTCGCCAAATTCGGAGAGCTGGATAATCTTGAAGATGTTCTCAAGTGCACGTCGTATATCGCGCTCCTGCATCCCTGAGATGGTTTCGTGCCACGTCTCAAGCTCTGAGTCACCTGATGCGTTTAATCCCGCCGGAGCGTTCCCAAGCAGCTTCAGGTTGGTAATACGAGCCGGGATACACATCTGGTCTTGATAGTTGGAAAGCAGATTTGATAACTCACTCAAAGAGGTCTGCATGTGGAGCAGGTCTTCACTTAAATCCAGTGCCCACACACCGAAGTTGTCCTGATACTTGGTGAACATCTGGATTCGCTTATCAAATTGCCCTGGCTCTTGCAGGCGAGCATCCATATCTGTTTTCAGCGCCCGCATACGCAGCGTGCGGAGAATCTTGATAACGTTCTTCTTGGCGTCGCGCCAGTCAGTAACGTAGTCCTCCATCAACTGCGTCAGCGACAGGCCACCGAACGAATAGGATGGCTTGAGGATGTCTGGTACTGGTCGGCTGATAATGTCGATGAAGCGTGACTCGTGAACCGTCTGCCCCATGACAAACCAAGCCATCGGCTTGTAGTAGTTGTCAGACAGAGGCCAGCGCGTGTTGTACATCGCCGGGTAAATCCATGTCGGGTCGACACAACGCAGTCCTTTCAGAGAGCCCTTTGTAATCTTGCGCGGGTCGAGGAATAGAGGCTTTTCAAGCTCTGTCTCGCTCGCTCCAGTGTCAACGTAGATATGCGCCACGCCGAACATGGAGTCCTGCTTCACAGCCTCATGGATTAAGCGCTTTACGTCGTACTTAACGAGCGCCTGCTCCATCAGGTCGATATCAGGGTCGCCGTCTTTGCGGCTTTTAACCTCAATCCAGTTACGCGTCATCTCGTCGGCCATAACGGTATGCATGTTCGCATACTCGACCTGCTGAGACATGGCAGCCAGAATTGGGTAGCCACGAAAGCCTGAATACTCTGTGCCGATAGACATGCTGTTAAGCACATCATATGGCGTTGCATCCATCGCGAGAGTGGCCTCCTTCTTCGCCTCAGGGATTACCCCTGGAAGAGGTTCATATCGTTTAAATTCAGCGTACGGCTTCTCGTCATTTGCTACAGAGGCATTATCAAGATGCATCTGCGTGATTTTTGCCAGTTCCCGCCGAGTGGGTTGCGCTGTTTGCTTGCGTCTTGTCATTGGAGTATCTCGTCAGGAATATGGAATGGCTTGTGAATCGGAGCGAATGCCATGATGAGTGAGTCGGCCATGTTTGGTGATGGTATGCCGCGCTTCTTCATGTCCTTTTTGCTCTCAACCTTCACGCGACCGTTATTGTCGTAATCAACCCATGGGCGAGATAGCTCAGCCTTAAGGTATTCAAGCTGCTTAATGCCGGAGGAAAGGCTGATTAGCTGGTCGTCGGAGAATTGCTTCACGAAATCGCGATCGTCGGGGTTTGCTTCCAGATGCTTCACGACTCGCCATGTGTTGTAGAAACGGTCACGCACTCCCCACCAAGCCTGCGCCTTGATGTTGGAGAACATGTCTTTGTTGGTCTTCCCTTCGGCGTATTTGGCTTCAGGTTTGAAGACTGACTCGCCAGCATTGAAACCAGTAGCAGGAATGCGACACACGCGCTTCAGGTGGGCTTTTACGCCAGCACCGACACCAATGGAGTCATAAACAATCTCGCTCGCCCTGACTTCTTCTGCGTAGTTTTTAACGCGATCTGCTGAAGTGATAACATCGCCTTTGTTCCACTGCTGGCAGTCGGTAACAACAGAGCCATGAGCAAGCGTTGTAGCGTTGCTGTCTTCACCCTCATCTGCAACGTCGAAGCCGATGCGCTTACGCCCTGATGCCTCAAATCCAATCTTCAGGTGAGCATCCACGGCAGCTGCAATCCATGATGGCTTGATGATTGCCATATCGCTGTCTGCTACCGGCTCGCCTTCCCAGATATGCAGGTAGAGGTCATAGTCCTTGCGCTTGCACTCTTCCATCTCCAGTCGCAGAACGTCAGGAAACCAAGGGTTATCCGTGTAGTTAACGGTCAGGAGGCAGATGTCATCCGGAGGTGAAATGACGAAGCGCTGGTGCGTATCGTCGAGGATGTTCTTGGGGTTGTAGCTGACCCAGATTTCAGACCCGGGCTTACGAATAGTAGGAATCAGGATTTCCCACGATTCCTTTGATACCGCTTCTGCTTCTTCCATCCAGCAGATGTCGATTCCTTCTAGCGACTTAATCTTGGTAGGGTTGTTCTTGATTCCGTAGAACATGAACTCACTACCAGTAACCAGATGGCGAATGCTCGCGCGCTGAACTTCAAACTCTGATGCGTAACCTTCACGGTTGATTGTGTCGTCGAGCAATCGGATTACTGAGTCGCTGATACTGTTCTGGAGTTCGCGGGCGCAGAGAAAGCGATAGCACCCCCGGCGAGATATCTCTACGAGTAAACGTGCAATTGTCCAGCTTTTCCCTGACCCGCGCCCACCTTTGCTACCTTGTATCGGTGTGGCTTAATGAACGGTTTGAATATCGGGTTAATCGCTGTCATCTTCGAATAGCTCAGTGAGGGATTTATTCAGGTTGAGTCCAAGGCTTCCGCGCATTTCCACAATCTGCTTATCAAGGCCAGTGAGTTTAGCCTTGCCCATCGTGGCAGCCACAGCAGCGGAGGATTGTGGCGTTTCTGCGCTCAGTGCTTTTTGTCGAGCCTCTTCCAGTTCTGCTAGCAAGGAGTCCACGGTTACGTTGTGCCGCTGCTTAATCTCTCCCTGCAATTCCTTTAACCTTACCGATACCTTACCGTTTGAAAGCAATTCAGATGCTTTTACGTGTATTGCTTCAGCCTTCATCTTGTCAGCAGCATACGCCGTCCGATAAGCCTCTGAAGCATTACCCGTTTCGATGTATGCCTGACAGAAAGCTTCTTGCTTAATTGTCAGACCTGCCATGTTATTTACTCTTTATGGATGATGCTTTGTTCCACACGGATTGTGTGTTTTAGGTTAACCAGAACTTCTGTGCCATCTTCACGACTCAATGAGAAGTATTCTGTATCAGCCTGCCCGCGATAAGATAAAGGCAAGCGAGTGAATCCTTCATCTGACCGCCCATCAATGTAATGAACGATACATGCAACCTTATCGATTATCTTTGGCATGTTAATCCTCTAGTGTTCTGATGTTTATCGGCCCAATGGTTACTTCTACGTTCTCTTTCGCATCTGCGTATTGAGCGATAAAGGTTTCGTGGATTAATTGCCCACGGAAAGCGGCGACATTTAGCGATCCTTTCATTGCCCTTTGAGCATCTCCACCTTGAGCTATGTACTCATTGAATTCGCTCATTTGCTTGTCGAGCTTGCTTAGCAGCCACTCAGTTGCCTTATCCTGTACCATTGCGGGAACAATGCGGGAGAACTCTGTTTTATCGCTCATTTCATTTCTCTTTATGCGTTAACAATCACAATGCCATCATCGTATGGCTTCACCCATACTGGGTCACCGGCAGTGGAGTTGTAGATGTATCGAATCAGGGATGCGCTATCGAAAGGCAACCCGATTAGTGTGTTTGATGGCTGTGCGGCTGACTGGCAAATCTCACCAGAGAATCCGGATGCCACTACGGTAGCTGCGTTTGTCCCTGCGTATACCTGAACCCAGCCACCTTTGGTTACTGAGACGTTAGTCAATGTCATATGTCACCTATGAGGAGGGGATCATCTGTTCAGCCACCAACAGGATGGCTGTTGCAGTGAACGTTGCGCCGTTAGATACGATGGTGATATCGCTACCGTTAGTTGCCAGGTTGCCGTCTTTATCGACGCTGAAGAATGTCGGGAATGACAAAGCATCTACCGTTACCTGGGCGTCACGCGTTTTGGTTAGTGAGTTACCATTCGTCTGTGGGAAGTCGATGGTCATGCTTCGGTTTGTGGATGACCCACTCCATGCGCCGATTACGTTCACCTTAAAGGTCACTGTCGTATCGAGATTGAAGACGTTGAACTTATTCGTTGTGGTGTTGAAGAACGGCGACATGCTTCCAGTGTGAGCCAGCGACTTAATCAGGTTAATCAGGTTGGTTGCCGTTGTCGGGATAACCAGATTCAGGCCAGAAAAGTAGCACTCTGATTTCTGCCTTACTGATGATGTACCCGGTGCGCCTTTCTCACCTGGTGCGCGACCAAATGGATAAAGAGACATTCCTAGCACCTCTCGGTGGTGAATTCCTTTTTAATGCCGTGTTTGCATAGAAAGGCAACCATGCGGCTCTGGTCAATGTCCCTTCGGGTGATGAAGACAAAAGCCCGGGCCATTTTCAGCAGAGGCTTACACCACCAACAGACTTTGAACTTGCACTTCATCTTCATTGTGATCATCAGCTGGACGCCATCTGACCTGCAGCGATCAGTTTTGTCAGCAGTGCGTTGAAGTCTGCCTGGGTAGGCGCAGCGGTGAGCTGGGCTGTGAATGTCATTTGCTTAACCAGACCAGCAGTGCTTGCAGTAGCGGCTACAGGAAGGTCAGACGATGTTGCTACGGTAGTAGTTGAACCGTTTTGAGCTACGACGCGTTGAGTCATTTTAGAATTTCCTGCTGAATAGTGAATATCCCGCCCGTAGGCGCGCACATAAAACTTGCTGCAATATTGAACATTCTCGAAAGAATGCTCTGTATTGCACTCTCAATTCTTCTACCACTGCTTGAGAAGGCAGCTATGAACGCCACAGGCATCCCGCAATGCTGTGACGCGGTATCATCTTTTTCGAATAACCTGCACGCTCTTGCAGAAGGAGGGACTGCAGTCATGGCTAATGCAGGTAAACAGCGAAGATGTGGCGCTATGGTGGGTTACTTCAGGCACTGAGTGTTGATGTATTCCTGGAGACCAAGAATCATTTTGTTGCTGGTTTCGATTCGTTCTCTGAGACTCCAATAATCCCGTTGAGCGGAGTCAGTAAGTCTGGCGGAGTCTGCATCATCCACGCCGGAGGAGGTGGAGGCGTTACCTTTTGAGGAGACGACTTTGATGCGCAGCCCACACTTGCCATCAGCAACACAGCGCTGCAAATCATCAAGCTTGCTTTTAGCATCTGCCAGTTCTCCTGAGTATTTCGAATCGAGAGCAGACACATCGCGCTGACGGGTCTGCATATCGGTGATGGTTGCTTTTGCCAGAGCAGCTTCGTTAACCGCTGTGTCTCGTTGCTTCTTGTAGTCGATGGCGTTGTCACGGTAGTGATTAACAGCCCAGCCAAGCGAGACAATAATGCAGATAACGATCGCAATTATGATTGCTGTTAGCCTGCTCATTTCTGACTCCAGTTACAAAGCTCACGCTCTATTTCTCGCCGGGTAACCAATCCCTTCCACTGCTTTCCTCCGGCATATGTCCATCGGCGCAACTCGTCGCACGCACCTTTCGTGTTGCCTGCATTAAGCTTCTTCAGCAATGTCGAGGATTTGAAAGCCCCTACACCCGCGTTGTAGGTAAATGAGTAAAGAGCCGCTTTCTGATAGTCGTTAAGCTTTACCTTTACTGATTCATCTACAGCCTTAATGGCCGGCAGCATGTGCTTATAGAGCAACGCATCGCATTCTTGCTTGGTGTAGGTCTTCCCCATCTTTACATCCGGGCCAGTGACGCCTGCGCATACAGTTGGTATGCCAACCGGATCAAGGTAGGTTGTGTATTTAATCCCTTCTTGGCTTTGAATTAGTACGCCTGCAATTGAGACGGAACCTGCAACGGATGCTGCGATGAGACTTTGTTGGAGCTTAGGCGGAATTACCATTTGACTTCTTCCCGGGCTGAAGCTGCTCCTCTACGCTTTCGTAGATTTTCGCGGCCTCTTTGATATTCGCTATGTCGCCCCTTGCATAAGCAGCTTTGATAATTTCCGTTCTCTTGCGATCTTCTTCTATCGCGGCTTTGTTTTTTCGGTCGTTAGACCGGTATGTAAGCCACGCGAACAGGGCAGAGACCAGGGCTCCGAATGCAAAAAGGACATCCTGTAGTGTAAGCATGGTCATAAAGCCTGTGATTGTTGACCAGAAATACGACCAGAAGCCGTTTTGTGTATTCATGCGAAACATGCTCTAACCCCCGAGATATTGGGGATTTGTTCAAAATTAAGAATCTAGGTAATTGTCTGCTGAACAAATCCGATCTATGGTCATGACGTCTGATCAGACGATATGGGCCTCGGTCTTTGTTCGTGAGTCCAATCATGAGCAAGATGGCAGGAGGCTGTTGACGCAGTCTCTTGTCGCCCATTTTCACGAAGCCCAGCTCAATGCTGGGTTTTCTTTTTTGCAAAATGCCCTACCCCGTAGCCACGAAGCGCATGAGGTGTGTGAGTGAGGTTCTGGTTGTTGGCGGAAGGGCATTTTCAGAAAGGTCGTGCTGAATGCGCCTTTCGACGCAATCGTACGCAGCATGTACGCATGGTACATCCGCAATAAACATGCCGGTTACGTTTATCCGGCGTCTTTCGACCGATTGCCTGAGGTAGCAGGTTAGATGTGTGGCGGCCGGTGCTGAACTCCGGCTTTACGTGATTTCTCCATGGGCGGTTTGCGATCGCGAGTCGCACCACGTCTTGGGCTTAGCTGGACGCCATCCAGAATGCCGAACCATTGCGCATCAGTCTGCGCATTCACCACAACGGAAAGAGCAATGAGTAGGGATTCGAACCCTCTACCAAGAATGGCGATCTCCGACATCGCTCAATGCTCTTACCTGTTATGGGCTCCG